CGCCGTATTAATGGGTTTAGTATATATGGAGGAGCTTCAGCAGTTAGACCTAATGGTTCCAATAAAGTATTAGGAATTAGGGGTTATGCTGATGGTGTAATTGTTTGTTCAGGTACTGGAATATTTTTTAGCACAGACGGTACTTCATGGATTTCTATAGCTAAGTCTGGAGTAGCTGGTACAGGAGATAACTACGCAACTTTTACAGGCCGTTCAGACTTAGTACGAACTGGTCAAAAACAAACTAGCTTTTCTTTATTTGAAGGTACTTTTGACTATGGTGAAGTTTTAATATGTGATGGAGCTAACAAGCCTTATTTCTTTAGAATGGAAGGCACAGGAGCTTTAACTACTAGAACTTTTTTTGCAAATGAAGTAACAGTAAGTGGCTCTGTTTCTCCTCATTTCGGTACAATTCATGATGGACATTTTGTAGTTGATGGCGGTAGTAGTAACCCTAATACAATTTTTTATAGTTCTTTTAATGACCCAGACAATTTTACTGGTTCTGGAGCAGGCTCTATTGTACTTGAAGACAAAGTAGTAGGATTAGCTAGTTTTCGTAGTGATCTTATTATTTTCTGTACTAATAGTATTTTTAAACTTTTAAATATAAATGATGCTGCTAGTATTGTTGTCGATCCTGTTACTAAAAATGTAGGTTGCATGGATGCACACAGCATTCAAGAAATTGCAGGTGATCTATTGTTCTTGAGTCCCGATGGACTTAGAACCGTTGCAGGTACGGTACGAATTGGTGACGTTGAGTTAGGAACTGTAAGTAGACCTATTCAACCTACAATTAAAAGTATTGCGGCTAACATTGATAATTTAGATATTACCAGTGCTGTTCTTAGAAGTAAATCACAATACAGATTATTCTACAATACAGATGGCACAGCTAATATTGCTGCCAAAGGTATTATTGCTACACTGACTAATGAAGGATTTCAATACTCAGAAACTCAAGGTATTAAAGCTACGGCTTTAACATCAGATTTAGATTTAAATGGTATTGAACAAACTTGGCATGGAGATACCGATGGTTACATATACAACCATGATGAAGGTAACTCTTTTGATTATGGTGGTACTGCTTCTAATGTAACAGCAGCTTATCAAACACCTAACTTAGATTTTGGTGATGTCGGTACTAAAAAGACTATGCGTTATGTACGCATTTCTATGAGTCCTGAGGGGGCTGTCCAACCTACATTACGTGTGCGTTATGATTATGAAGATCCTCAAATAGCGCAGCCTTTAGATTATGTATTAGACAGCATACCGCTGCCTAGTATTTTTGGATCAGGTGTATTTGGAGCTAATGTATTTGGCGCTTCTTCAGATCCTCTAATACGTCAAACAGTACAAGGCAGTGGACATACTGTAAGTTTTATTGTGACAAGTTCAGATCAAAAATCGCCATATACAGTGAATGGTCTTTATATAGACTACACTCCATCAGGAAGGAGATAATAGATGGCTCAGAGCTATACCAGACAAAGTACGTTTGCTGATGGAGATACTATATCAGCATCGTTGTTTAATAACGAGTACAACCAATTAGTAAACTCTTTTGCTTATTCTTCTAGCAGCGCAGTAAATACAGGTCACAGACATGATGGTACTGCTGGACAAGGTGGTAATATTCCTAAGATTGGTGATCTTGACTTTCTTAACAAGATTGAAGTAGATAGCACTAACAATCGTTGGGGTTTTTATGTTGAAGTCTCTAGCGCAGCGGTTGAACAAATTCGTATTCAAGACGGTGCTATTGTTCCTGTTACTGACAATGACATTGACTTGGGAACATCTTCCCTTCAATTTAAAGATCTTTTTATTAATGGGACTGCCAACATTGATTCTTTGGTACTCTCAAGTGGCTCTACAGTAACAGCTATTCTTGATGAAGATGGCTTAACTTCTAATAGTGCTACATCTTTAGCTACGCAACAGTCTATCAAAGCCTATGTAGATGCGCAAGTAACAGCACAAGATTTAGACTTCAGTGCTGACAGTGGTGGTGCTTTAAGCATTGACCTAGACAGTGAGTCGCTGACCTTTACAGGCGGTACAGGTATTGATACGTCTGGTTCAGGCAATGCAGTAACCTTTGCAATTGATAGTACTGTAACAACTCTTACAGGATCTCAAACCCTTACTAACAAAACTTTAACAAGTCCAGATATAAATGGTGGTACTGTAGACGGTGCTACAATTGCTACGTCTGATATTACTGTAGGGACTGGTAAAACTTTAGACGTTTCAGCAGGTACTTTAACACTCGCAGATAATCAAATCTCTGGTGATAAAGTAGAAGGTGGTACAATCAACGCTGTTACCGTAAACACTTTAACATACGGTAGCCTTTCGGATGGTTCAATTACTATCACTGCCTTTGTCGATGAAGACAACATGGCATCTGACAGTGCCACACTTGTGCCTACACAACAGTCAGTCAAGGCTTATGTAGACTCTCAGGTAACTGCACAGGACTTAGATGTTACTACAGATAGCGGTACGATTGCAATTGATCTTGATTCAGAAACCCTTACAGTCGCTGGTGGTACTGGTCTTAGCTCTAGTGCTACTGGTAATGCTGTAACAATTGATATTGATTCTACTGTAGCGACTCTTACAGGCTCTCAGACGCTCTCTAACAAGACTTTAGCTACCCCTGTGGTATCGGGTAACTTAACTACTAACGGCCTAATAGACGGGCGTGACGTAGCTACAGACGGTACTAAGCTGGATGGTATTGAATCAGGAGCTACTGCTGATCAGACTGCTTCTGAAATTAAGACTGCTTATGAGTCCAATGCAGATACTAATGCCTTTACTGATGCTGACCATAGCAAACTTGATGGTATAGAAGCCAGTGCAGATGTAACTGATACAACTAATGTCACTGCCGCTGGTGCCCTAATGGACAGTGAGCTTACAAGTGAAGCATCCGTCAAAGCACTGAACCAAGGCGTTGCCACAACAGATAGCCCATCTTTTGCAGGCTTGACTGTAGATACTAGCACACTAAAGGTTGACTCTACTAACAATCGTGTGGGTATTGGCAATGCTTCTCCAGATGTTTCACTTGACTTAGGCTCTAATACAGACTCAATACATGTACCAGTAGGTACTACAGCACAGCGTCCCGGAAGTCCTGCTGCTGGGTATTTCCGCTACAACACTAGCTTAGCACAGTTTGAAGGCTATACAGATGCTTGGGGAGCCATTGGTGGTGGAGGTACTAATACTTTTACTACTGATAGTTTTACTGGTAATGGCTCCACTACTGCATATGCTTTAAGTCAAGCAGTAGCCTCTGAAGATAATTTACTTGTATTTATTGAAGGTGTCTTTCAACAACAAAATGCCTATAGCATTGCTACATCAGGCGGCGTAACTACACTAACATTTAGTACTGCTCCTGCTAACAGCAACAGTATTCTTGTTTACTCTGTAGCTGCTGGTGTGTCAGGTTCTAACTTAAACATTGATAGCATGACAGGTGATGGTAGTGATACTACTTTAACGCTTACTATAAATCCTGTCAATGAAAATAACACGCAAGTATTTATTGACGGTGTATACCAAAACAAGTCTACCTATAGCATCTCTGGAACTACTCTGACATTTTCTACGGCTCCACCTAGCGGTAGTGCTGTAGAAGTTATGACAATGACTCAGACAGATATTAATGTTCCTGTAGATAATAGTATTACATCTGCAAAGCTGTCTGGTAATCTTGTGACTCCCGGTGCTTTAGACGTTACGGGTACTGTGACTGCTGATGGTTTGACTGTTGATGGTGTTGGTAGTGTTTCAGCAAACACAACGAGTAATGCAGGGTCGATTTATAACGCAAACACAAGTGGCACTGTTCTTAAATTAAGGTCAGGCAGTGTTGGTGGAACAACGGCTGTTTTAGGCATTTTTGACGGCAACAATAACGAAAAAGCTAGGTTTACTGCGTCAGGACGGTTGGGTATTAATACTACCAGTCCAGCAGTTCCTTTGCATGTACATGCAGACGGTACGGGCTTACGTTTGCAGGGCGTGTCTCCTGATACAAACGGAGCAATCTTAGATTTTTATAACTCATCAGGCTCAAGACGCGGCCTTGTGGGATTTGTTGGCTCTGGCACTACCATGATGGTGTCAAATGACGAGTCTGGTCCTTTGGCGTTCCAAACAGCCAATACAGAACGCATGCGCCTTACCGCAACGGGGTTGGGTATTGGTACTACTTCGCCTTATGCTTCTTTAACAGTTGATACTGCAAATGGCATTCTAAACATTGCTAACGGAAACACATCTGGCGGTACAAAAATACAGGCTTGGGGTGCAACTCCGTCTGATGGCTACTTAGCTATTGAGGGATACACAAAAGAATATATG